CTGTATCTCCTTGAGGACCTTGTGGTCCTGTTATTCCTTGTGGACCTTGTGGACCTGTTGCACCTTGAGAGCCTTGGGCTCCTTGTGGACCTTGAGGACCAAAAAGTCCTGTGTTAGCACCAATCCATTGACCATTGGCCGCAATCACTTGCGATGAGCCAACTGTTAGCCCATTCTTTATGATGAAGTCTTGATTAGATGCCATTTATTTTTTAAAGTAAAATTATTTATTGAAGCACAGAAGATGCAATTTGTGCTTGATAAGCCGTAATGACTTCTTCTGTCCATGCAACATTACAGATGGCTACAACGTTAGCAGGAACGCCAGTTAAGTCTTGACCTGGCATTAAACTTGAACGATGATAAGTTTTACTCAATTCGTTTCCATCTTCCATTATTTTAGTAGCTTCACGGTACAGCACAGTGCCGTTTTCGGTGACGGTGATTTGGTCAATGTTGGTGGTTTTAGTGAGTGACATGGTGCTTCCTTTGTGTTTGTGTCCAGCTTGATAAATCCAATCAAACTAATGAACGATTAGTTTTCCGTGAAATAGGTAACTTGAAGTGCGTATAAAGTTCCAGATGCACCAAAATCATTTATATTCAGATTGCCATCTACATTGTTGCCAGTAACCTTAGTTCCCCATATAAAGGAATTATTAAAGTCAATACCAAACACTATTTCTGATCTGGTGATATTAAGTGAACCTGATGATGATGAGCCATTAACAGCGGGCCAACGCATGGCATTTACTGAGCTTGCCGTAAAAGGCAAACCAGTAATTCTTGTTCTAGATGTAGTTACACCTGTTACGCTATTCCAGTTTAGCGTACCGCTTACCGATACCATTCGCCCAATCTTTATATATCGAAAAACATTTGCACCGCCCATTGTTGCGTTGTTGCCGCTACTGTCACTGAGTACAAGCGTACAAGACCCCTCCTCATAATCATCCAAAGTGTTTGCGTCAGCGGAGGCGGCTTGGGTTGCAGGAAAGGTGATGCCAGAAACATTGACTATAGCTATGTTTGTTCCGTCAGTTGTAATTCGCCCCACATTGGTTGGTGAAGCGCCAGAGCCATACTGAAATGCCATCAACCTGGCGTTTGTAGCTTCAACATTAACAACAACAGCCGCATAAGCAGTGCTGGATGTACATTTGAAAATAGATGCATCTAAATCACTTTTGACTTGAAACTTTCCACCCGTGCCAATAGTTGTTGATGCATTCACCAGCAAGTTACCGCTGGAGTCGATACGCATACGGTCGGCAACGGCTTTGAAGTCGTAGAAGCGAAGTGCATTACCGCTATCCGCAAAAATACCATAGTCCGCAGTAGTGCTTGACTGCATACGAACACCAGCATCTCCAGTACCCGTGTTTGTTATGTATTGATAAAGAGTTCCGCTTGTAACTGAAACTTGCAGTTTTGATGCTGGTGTAGTAGTACCAATACCCAACCCCGTGCCATTCCAAACTAAGTTAGCGGTACCATCTAAAGAACCACTATTGTTGAATTGAATGTGAGTGTTTGAACCACCAATGGCTGGTGTTGCACCTTGGGGACCAGTAGCACCTTGTGCTCCTTGTGCGCCTTGAGGACCAGTAGCTCCTTGAGCCCCCTGTGGACCTTGAGGACCAGTAGCGCCTTGTGCTCCTTGGGCGCCTTGTGCTCCTTGAGGTCCTGTTATTCCTTGAGGTCCAGTAGCGCCTTGAGCCCCTTGTGGACCTTGAGGACCAGTAGCGCCTACTATGACGTTACCAATTACTGTTGATAATCTTGTTGTTGCCAAAGTTCACTATCCCTTTGTTTATGAATTTTATTATGTCGGTATCAGAGTTATAGCTGTCTTGAACGTAGTTACCGCATTATTTGGTGTAGCTAACAAACTTAAAGTACCAGTTGAAATTGTAGCGTCAAATACACCCAATGTCGCACCAGTTTTAATGTTACCATACTGAGACAAATACACAGTTGTTCCATCGTGAATCAAAGTCATCTCTAGTAATTCATATGATGAACCGCTAGAAATCTGAACGAGATATTTAGCTGAACGATATGCAGTTGTTGAGAATGAATCTAATGTAAATTCTGTGGCAGATGCTGTTGTAACCGCAGTAGACTTATAAACAGAATTGGTATTGATTGTTGCTGTCGTGTTTGCTGTCAAACTTGAGCCAATTATTGCACCGCTGGTAGACAATGCACCAGTCATCACATCACCAGCTTTATCAACTTTGGTAATTAGACCAGCGCCTACGTTTGCTTGATATGCTGATGTAACAGTAATAAGTCCAGCGCCAGTATTTGCTTGATATGCAGATGTTAATGAAATAACGGCTGCGCCAGTATTTGCTTGTGCATTAGTATAAATTGTATTTGAGTAATCTAATGGATCAAGTCCGCGCAATGTGATTACATTCGTAACTAGATTTGCGCTTAGTGTTGCAACTCTTGTGTTTGCAATATCAATAATATTAGTTGGTTCAATATTCGTTTGCAGATTATCAAACAAGTAATATTTGCCATCAGAGAATTTGCGAATCAAACCTGTGTGATTGTTTGGTGTATTTGCATAGTGACCAATGAAACCAATATCCAACAAATCTGTCTGATTTTCTTTACCCAATTGGATAAGAGTGTCTGAAACACTCAATGAGGTAACATTAAGTGTTGTTGTAGCTCCAGTAATAACTAAGTTACCCGAAACTGTCAAGTCGCCAGTAATTGTACCACCAACTTTTGGTAATGCGGCATTTGCTGTGGTGTATGCTAAGTTAGCCTGTGCGAATGATGAATTTGCTCTATCATATGCAGAATTAGCTTGATTTCTAACCCAAGTGTCAACTGCATTATTTGCAGCCGTAAACGCTAGATTAGCTTGAGCGAATGCATTATTTGCTTGGTCATATGCTGTGTTAGCTTGATTTCTAACCCAAGTGTCTACAGCATTATTAGCCGCAGTATAAGCTAAGTTTGCTTGTGCAAATGCGGAAACCGCAATACCAGTTCCAGAGTTTGCTTGAGCGTATGCTAAGTTTGCTTGAGCAAAAGAACCGTAAGAAGTGTTTGCTTGATTGAATGCTAGATTGGCTTGATTGAATGCGTTGAGCGCAATGTTAGCAGTAGCCGATGATGATACTGAAGGTGCACCACTTGTAGATTGAAAAACAAAATCAGATGCGCCACTAATTACAATATTACCGCCAGTATTTCCAATAACAATACCATCAATGTTGATTGAACCTGGACCGACAAACAAATCTTTCCAACGATTTCCAACTGAACCTAAACTATAAACATTATCTGTTGTTGGAGTTACATTACCAGTTACAATTACATTACCAGAAATTGTGCCGCCAGAAGAATTGAATTTTGTATTAGCTGTACTATAGGCCGTATTTGCTTGAGCGAATGCTGAGTTTGCTCTATCAAACGCTAAGTTTGCTTTTGTGAATGCAAATTGGTCTAACTGTGCTGATTCTAAAGCAAGAGCAAAACCACCAGCTGTTGTGCCATCATGGACAATAACTGTTTTCTTATCTGTGTCAACGGTAATCTCAGCCACTGCTCCAGTAAATGTTGCAGTCTGCGCTGTATTTCCTCTTCTTAACTGTAATTGCGTTGGCATTTAATATCCTTAAATTATCAATCTATTTATGTTACGTTAAATAGCCAAGGTCTTTTTCCAAGTAAAAGCCTTCGGGAGTTATTGGATTATCTGAACAATCATAAAATGGTCCAATGAATTCTCCCTGTATGAATGTATCATCCGAAACAAGAGCAACCATGCTTTGGGAAACAAAACCATACGAACTTGTTGGAAAATAATCACCAGAAGCACCACTTGTTATAAGTGTATTAGCATAATCATATGCGGCATTTGCTTTATCGTAAGCTAAATTTGTTCTTCCAGTAACAACAATTAATCCTGCGCCTACATTGGCTTGTCCTGTCGTTACTGCGGAATTGGCTGCGTTGTATGCTAAGTTTGCTTGTGCAAATGCTGAGTTTGAAACGTTACTAATTCTTGTAGTGATATTACTTGTGATATCACCTCTGACCATCTGCAAACCAGAAGAATTAATTTTTAAGACTACATTCGCATCTTGATTGCCATCAACAACTACACGAATTTCTTGCCCTGGTGTTCCAGAAATGGTACCAATTATAAGATTACCACCAATCTGACCTGTGTTACCTTGCACTAACAAATAACCATCTAGTGGTTTAATTGTTCCATCTGAGTTGCCTGAGTTTTGAATACCTACGTCCGTGTAGAATGTTGAATCGCTACCAACGTCAGCAGTAGCAACCCAATCAGCCGAACCATTAGGATTAATATTCTCAACGTTTACTTGAACATACGGAGAAGAATTTCCGGTGAAATAACCTAATGAGTTTGCGAGAGGAGTGTGAGAAATATCTGCAATGCCAACATACAATGCTGTATGTGCGATTACATTTTCTGCGACTAAGTTTGATGAAACTTCAATATTAGCCGAAACAATTTTATCGGTAGTTAAAGTTTTTGTTGTTTTATCAAATTTTAGATTTGCTGATGCGCCAAATGAACCAGAATCATTAAATTGAATTTCTTGATTTAGTCCACCAGGCTCAGTTATAACATCAAATAGAAGTGCAGTATTTGCCGCATTACCATAATACAGTTTGCCATCAGCATAGTTGATAGCCAATTCACCAGGTGCTAATGTGATTGGTGTATTACCTGATGCGCCTGAATTTTTTAACTGAATTATTGTATTTGCCATTTACCGAATCTTAGAATGTTCCGCCAGATTTTACAGTATTATCATCAATTGGAAGAACAGGTTCTTCAACTGTAATCTCTGGAGTATCAGGTTGAATAACTTCACCAAGTTTAACTTTTTTAAGTTTGTTTGCCGGAACTACAGTTTCCAATCTTGCAACATATTTAGTGAGTTCTTCAATCCGATTATTGTTTTGCATTAAAACATTTTGGGATTCACTCTTAGCTGTCAACACATCTTGCTGTGCAGATTTTAATTGCCTCATGTAATCATTAACTGCACTTTGCAATCTATCTTTTTCTTGTTTCAAACTTTCAGTATTTTGAGCAGAACTTTTTAATTGACTCAACTCATTTATAATTCTATCTTTTTCAACAAGTTGAGTTTGATATTCAATGTTTGCGTCCGAAACTTCTTTTAATCTTCTTACTGAATCTTCTGCTTCTTGTAAACTATTCTTATTTACTTCAATTTGTGCTTGAAACATTAAATTCTGCTTGACAACTTCCATAAAATTGCCAAGCAAAACCTCTACATAAGCATTTTGTAATCTCACATCCATAATAAAATCCTTTCATTATAATTTAGAATGTTCCACCATTTAGGTGTGCAAAAGTTGGTGCTCCAGATGAGTTAATTTGTAATAGGTGACCTTCGGTCGGTGAAGTCAATGCAGACAATGCACCAGTTGTTGATGCCGCATCAGAAACTATAACACCTTTAACTGAGAATGAAGATGCTCCTGAACCACCTCTTGCAATACCTAATGTACCAGAAACAACTGCGCTTGTATCAATATTGATTGCAGTATTGCTTACACCAGAAACACGGCCTAATGCATCAGTTGTAACAACAGGAACATAAGATGCGGAACCATATGTTCCTGCTGTGCCAGTATTTGCTAATGTCTTAATTGCAGTACCATCATAGAATACTGCGGCACCAGTTGTATAAGAATCGTTGTTTGTACCACCTCTATTAATTGCTAAATTACCAGATACGATGTTTGAAGCATCAATTTGAATTGCACTATTTGTAATAGCTGACACACGACCATACGCATCTGTGGTAACAATTAATGTATTAGATGCAGAACCATATGCTCCTGCTGTACCGGTATTAGCAAGTACTTTTAATGAGTTTGTTCCATCACCAACTAGAATGCTACCAGTCGCAAATGTGCCTGCGCCAGTACCACCGTCAACAACACCAATAGTATTAGCAAGAGCGGAAATCATACCGCCAGTTAAGTTGGCTCTCAAGGTAGCCGTATTAGCAGCCGTTACTGAACCTGTAGCAAGAACGTTTGCTGTTGGATCAGTATTTAAATTTTTGAACAAGAAGAAATCGCTGGCTGCTCTACGAACAAGACCATGATATGTTGTGCTTCCTGTTACACTTGGATTGGTATTAGCAACACCGTAGAAACCAATATCTAGAACATCGCTTACTGTGTTGTTTGCGGCTAGTCTAATTAAAGAATCTGCTGTAGATACTGTTGTTGTGTCAACTGTGGTTGTATTACCAGCAACAAACAAACTTCCTGTTAATGACAAGTCGCCGGAGATAAATTGATTTCCAGAATTTCTAAGAACTGTATTATCAACATTAACAAGTACTGTATTGTTTGCATCAACAGCATTGGTATTGATACCTCCGTTTAGACTGCCCTTGATTGTTAGGGTATCGGAGATTAGAGATAATGTTCCTGGAGCCGCACCAACATCGCCCGAGAAGTTTAGTGTAGAAGAAATCGGAACGTTAGCCGCGTATGTTACACGACCTTTTGTGTCTACAGAAATTACTGCGGCATTTGTTGCACCACCATAATTTCCAGCAGCCACACCAGAGTTGGAAAGAACTAACGGAATGTTAGCGTTTACTGTGCCATTAACTGAAACGATACCTGTTGCATCACCAGAAACACCAATATCTCTAGCGGTAAACCACTTATCTGCGCTTGTAGCATTGCCATAAATGCTACCAACAATGTTAGCAGTAATGTAATTGAAAGATGCGTTACCTGTGGTATCTCGCTTAACAAGGACGTTAGCAGTCGCGGCCGAAGCGGCGGCATCAATTTTATCGGTATATGCTTTACCACCAATAGCTACAACGCCAGTTCCATCATCAATCCAAAGAGTGCTTGATACGTTAGAATATGCTGGTTCCGCTACATTAAGTGTAGGCGGTTTGTTGGTTATTGTTGAATATTTTAACTGGATTACTGTATTTGCCATTATCGTTCCTTAATTGTGGAATCTTCTTATTATTCTATTTATGAATTTGGTAAATCAAAAAAACCCACCATTTATTCTGGGAACTTGCACACTTACATTTCCAAGTTGCTGATTTTCAAATTTTCCTGTGCTGGAGACATATGCAATAATGTCGCCTTCCTCCGCTTGGTCAATTGCAGTATCAAACAATTCAACTAAACCAACATTAGGTTTAGGTGTAAACTTTGGATCTGCAATTGTTGTTCTTTGATTTGGACGAACAGCAACTTTACCAATCACTCCTGGAGTATTGATTCTAGCTGTAACCATAATTACCTCGTAACTGAAGGTAGAACCGTCACGATTCCTTCAACAACTCTTGTTACTACAGATGTTGGAGATGTGATAATTACATCATAAACATATCGGCCTGGTGTTAATGCCGCAGTATTGGTTGCAGACACCGTAAGCGTTACTTCACCATTTGCTGTGCCGGTTACTGTAGATGTAATTGTTGTTGCGCTTGAGGAATAGTATGATTTACGCATCATGGAGTTTGCAGTATATCCGTAAAGGTTAATTGCGGCTCCAGCGGTATCTTCAACATTAATTGTAGTGTTGAATGTTGCACCTTGCTCTATAACGATTTCTGAAAATGCGGCCATATTTTAAACACTCCATTTTGCGGAAGGGTTTTCTGGCCAATTTATCACACCGGGAGTAGGATTTCTAAGAATAGCACGAACTTCATTCCGATAAGCAACAAACTCAGATTTGTTCGTTAAATATGAATCACTAAGTTCAGCATCTGATACATCAGTAACCATTGCCCAGTCTGTATCAGCCAACAGTTGAGCCGCTATTGATTTATTTACTTCCGCGGGAATCGGTGGTCGTACAGGTTCAACATAGTCTTCAATTAGTCCCCATTTACCAGACACGCATTCAGAATATATCTGTACGCCATGTGCTTCTACATCATGCAAGCTGGCGCTAAACGGAAAATATTCAGACTGACCGACAAACAAAACTTTACAGTTTATTGATGTTTTTTCTTGATTTGCCCAGCTAAGATTTTTTATATTTTCATGCTTCATTTTATGATATCCTTACAAAAAGTCCAACTGGATAATACTGACCGTAGCCTGCGCTGTAATACGCAAAAGTCATTAATCGCCAAGTCCCACTTAGTCCTAGATTTGTATCCGCAAAACTACTTGCCATCGTAGTCCCGTTTCCATACCCGTTAAAGCCACCGCCCCACCACATATTTAACGCTACGTTATTTGCACCAGACCCAGAACCGCCACCTTGATTACCAGAGGATCTGGTTAGAGTGCTCCCTGCAACCGTCGTACCGGCGCTATAGGTGGTAGACACCGTATTAAAATCAGTTGATCCGGCAATTATATATGAACCAATAGCTCCATAGGCTGTCATACTGACTGCGCCAGTCAAACCATTAACTGAAGTTACCCCGCCATTGCCAGCGGTTGTAGCAAATGTTGCATTTGTGGCACTCGTAGCACTCGTAGCAAATGTTGCGTTTGTTGCGGCTGATGCGTTTGTTGCGCTGGTAGCACTCGTAGCAAATGTTGCGTTTGTTGCGCTGGTAGCACTCGTAGCAAATGTCGCATTTGTTGCGGCTGATGCGTTTGTAGCAAATGGAATTGATCCAACAGTTAAAGTGCCAACTCCAGTTATACCTGTATAACTTCCAGATAATCTAGCCGCTGGCAAAGTGCCTGAAGAAATGTTACTTGCATTTAATGCATTAATTGCCGCATCGTATGCTGTTTTTACTGCGCTTGCTGTCGCAGCCGCAGTAGTACTTGTATTTGAAACTGAATCCGCTAATTGAACAACACCAGTGACCGAAGTTGTTGCTGTGCGAATTGTAGTATTTGTGGCCGCAACAATTTGACCAAGTGCATTGTACTGAATTGTTGGTACAATAATATCTGCGCCTTGTCCTCTTGTTCCAGCAGTAATAACACCAGAAGTTATGTTTGCGGCATATGTAATTCTACCCTGGGCATCAACAGTAACGGTTTGGAGTGTTGTTGCTCCACCATAATTTCCTGCAGTTACTGCGGTATCAGCTAAAACTGAACCTCTGACTTTTGTTGTCATTTAATTTGTCCTTTTATTTCTTCAACTTCCGCTTTTAATTCTTTAATAGCTTCAATCAACAGAGGAATAAGTTTTTCATAGTGAACAGTTAAGTATTGATTATCTATTGGAGCAGGAACAACCACTTCTGGCATAATTGCTTGAACTTCTTGTGCAGATACACCAACTTCTCTTTTAACTTCAAAACCTAAATCTTGTGCTGTCTTATTTGGTTCATAGAAGAATCCAGAAATAGCCGAAACTTTATCAAGAGCATTCTCAATGTTACCTAATCTTGTTTTTAGTTTATCATCTGAGTAACCAGCTGTGATATCACCAGTAGCAGTAATTGAGCCATTTATAGTTAGTCCCGCAAATGTTGGACTGGCACCGGTTGTTAGTCCAGAAATGTCCGCTTGCGCTAGTGTAACTGCTCCTGTGCGTGCGGCAACAGAAGTTACTTTAGCATCGGTATATGTTGTACTAATGCTAGTGGCATTCCAAGTCCCTGCTGTGAGTGTACCTACGCCGGTTATCCCAGTATAAGAACCAGAAATTCTAGCTGATGGCAATGTACCTGAAGAAATGTTACTTGCATTTAATGCAGTAATTAAGGCTGCACCAGTGTTTGCTTGATAACCATTTGTGACAGTAATTGCAGCCGCACCTACGTTTGCTTGTCTATTCGTAATCTCATTACTTAAACCAATGTTTACTGCGCCAGTATTTGCTTGATAACCATTTGTCGCACTAATTAGGGCAGCGCCAGTATTTGCTTGATAACCATTTGTGATAGAAATTACGGCTGCACCTACGTTTGCTTGTCTGCCTGTAATTTCGTTAGTTAGACCAATACTTAATGCACCAGTATTTGCTTGAAGTGTTGCTACATCAGAAATTCTAGCCGCACCAACGTTTGCTTGATATGCGTTTGTAACTGTAATTAGACCAGCACCAACGTTTGCTTGTGCCGCTGTTGTTGTAATCTTTCTTGATTCCAGACTGTCAATAGCTAACTGAATAGTATTCGCCGATGCGGCAATTTCGCCAGTTACAGGTCCATATGCTATGTTATTTGCATAATAAGGATTCACTGTGTATGCATCAACTTCAAGTAAAATTGCATCACCGGAACTTGTTCCTGTTGAAAGGGTTACATTGTGTCCTGTCGTAAATGAAAGACCTGTTGTTGTACCCGCTGTTGTTGTGATAGCCGCACCACCAACACTTTCCGATAATGAAAAATGGTTACCAAGTATTGTTTTAATATAATAAATTTTACCGGGAACATAGGCACTAATTGTTGCAGTTCCGGTCAATGTTCCATCAATTGCTAGGGCCGTATCTTGAACAAGAGTTGAAGTTGCTGATGTGGTTGAAAAATAACCATTTGATGCCACTACAGCAACACCAGTTAATGTATTTGCTCCTTCAGTATATTCGGATGCAAATTGTCTAACGCCATTGATGAAAACTCTTAATTGACCTGTACCAGTTTGATAGATAGGTGTTGCAAATATTCTTTGTGATGCATTGACGGTTGGTGTAGTTCTTGTTGAAACAATAGTTGTACCAGGAGTTGCACTACCACCACCGCCACTACCACCTGCTGCCCAATAATAACTTCCTGAACCACCAGTTGTTAACACAAAGCCGGCTGTTCCGCCCGCAGGTAATAGATTTGTTAAAGCACCACCAGCCGATGTTGCTCCTGTACCACCTTGTGATGTGGGAAGAGCATTGGTTAGTGTCAATCCGTCAAATGTTGGACTTGCTGTTGTTCTTACATCTTGTGGAGTATTAACAGTAATTGTATTAGATGCACCAACTAGTGTAACACCGTTTGTACTCGTAAATGAAATTACGCCGTTACTTGGTGCCGCAGAACCAGATGTTCCATTAAATGTATTTGATGCGAGATTAGCAAGACCAAATGCACCATTTGCACGACCCATTACAATGATATCACCTAGACCTGTGTTTGCAGTATCAGCAATTCTAGCCGCGCCAATGTTTGCGCTTAGATTGATACCAAGTAATCCAGCATTTGCAGCCGCTGTTTGAATAGCACTTGTATCTACATAACTCTTTAGATTTGTATTTGCATTATCAACATAGTTTTTCATTAACCATGAAGATGCGAAATCATTATTACTTACCGATGCAGTACTTGTGGTAATTAGATTTGCGGTAAGTATTTTAGAATATTGTGATGTTAAATCTGAATTGAATACATCACGAATTTGCCAGTTGTTAGCCGATGCACTCCAGCGAATATATGCATTAGCGTCAGAATTTGAAAGACCATTATGACCAGCTACTCCACCAATTGTATTTCCTCTGAATACACCAAAATACGCGGCGCCAGTAGTTGTGACTGGAGTTACTGTACTAATGGTAAAAATATCTGTGTCATAAACAATATCGCCAGACAATACAAAGTCACCAGCTACTGTTAATTTACCACCAACAGTAGCATCCGAAGCTGTACTTAGACTTGTTGCCGATAGGGCACCAACATCGGTTTTACCGGATACTAAAGATCCAGCATACACCATACCTTGAGTATTTACATTTCCTGCGATAACATTGCCGCTGATATTAGCGGAAGCAGTTGCGCTTGTTATTCTTAAACTGTCCGCAACAACGGAGCTGGAAGATGTTAGATGCGCTACGTTTGCGTTTGCTGAAATTCTAGCATTGGTTGCATTTAGAGTTGTCACAGTTACTTCAGTTGCTGTAGCATTTGCTGTGATTCTTGCATTATCAGCAACAATAGATCCTGTAGCAGTAACATGTGCAACGTTTGCGTTTGCTGTTATTCTAGCATTAGTTGCATTAATTGTTGTTACTGTTACTTCAGTTGCTGTGGCGTTTGCAGTAAGTCTAGCATTATCAGCAACAATAGATCCAGAAGCAATCACATGTGCGGCTGTAGCATTCGCAGTAATTCTGGCATTGTCGGCAACAATAGATCCTGTAGCAGTCACATGTGCAACGTTTGCATTTCCAGAAATTCTTGCATTGGTTGCATTAATTGTAATTACCGTTGCTTCGGTTGCAGTTACATTACTTGTAAATCTAGCGTTGTCAGCAACAACAGAATTTGCTGTTGTCAAATTACCTACGGCTGTGTTACCAATAACAGTTAGTGTTGTGCCAATATAACCACTATTTGCTACGCCTAGAAATCCTGCATTTGCTGTACCAACAACAACCACGTTTGAATTTACGGTTAGATTATTTGCTACAATAGTGTTTTTAATAACAAGACTGCCATTAGAGATTATATTATTCGCAACATAAAGACCCGTTGCGCCACCGTAAATATAAACTGTATTGCCAATTGATAAATTACCAGTTTGAGATACTTCAGAACCAAGAATAATATCTTTACCCACGGTAAGTTGGGTGCCAATTAGAGCATTATTTGAAACTTGAAGCGGAGTTCCTTGAGCGGTAATGGATAAAACTGCGGTACATGCAATATTAAGAGAGCCAGAAAATTTATCATAATTTCCAGTCTCTATTTTATTGAGTTCAGCGGCGGATTGATTCGTCTGAATGCGCCATTCATCAATAGTATTTGTTCGTGTAATGTTATTAATTGCCATTATTCTTTACTCTGTTTCAGTAATGCATTTAGTAGGGACTTAATTTCCTTCATATCCGAAGACAATTCTTCCACTTGATTCTTCAAGTTATTTATCTCATTATTTTTACCATTCATCCTATCGGCAAGTTTTTTCCTTGCTTCATTTTCAATCAAAGCATTCCGCCCCGTCATCAACAGGGCGTTTGTGCCAGTATCTTTAATGTAATTGGTACCTTCAACTTTCACAAGCATGATTACTCTGCTGGAGTTGCGATGATACGCAAATCCTTAACACTTGGTACAATTGCTGGATCACTGGATGTCAATACGACTTTGATAGCAAAAGTTTTGAATGAATCGTATGTAACTCCATTTATTCCGGCATATGTAATTGCATTTGTTGTGGCTGATGGGCGAAACTCATATTCGCGGAATGTTTCGTTATCGGGCGATGATGTTACAGTAGGATTAATACACACCATTTTTTGATATGGTCTATCTTTAAATGGAGTTGCATCACTATCTGATAACACTTTATAGAATACCGAAACTTCCGAAGATCCGGGTTTGTTTGCGCCAAGGAATACACGCAAGTCACCAGCATCATATCCATCAGCTAATTTAACTGGCTTGGTAATGTACCGTGCTTGACATGGACCACCAGAAGAATCATATTCACTATTCAATACAATTGTTGCTGGCGTTGTTGGATGCGTGTAATATGAAATATCAAAATCATCCAGATATCCAGATCCTGGTGATGTTACATATATCGCAATAACATTACCATTCGCATCAACAGTTACGTTAGCATTTGCTCCAGTACCAGATGAACTTGTGATTGTAATTACGTTTGCATTACTATATCCTCTACCTGGATTTATGATTGTAAAATCTTCAGAATTGATTTCTGCATTATCAACGTAGTTTTCCCATATATTTACAGAAGCGGCTTCCATTGAGAATATTGGAGAAACTGCATCGCTTGTTGTAGTCATTTCCAATTTCAATGTAAAATCATTCGCATTGAACATTTTCTTTCTACGATATCCAACTTGATACAAATCATCATTAGAGAAGTTGTATGTTTGTCCCGAAGACAATGTTCTGAATGATGATTCTTTTGTTCCTGAAATCGTAGTCGTTGTGATGCTATGCGTCAAAGATGTAACTTTTGCATCTGGTATAATTGGTTTTGTAAGCAATCTTAATTTGTCATAGTTTGTGCTAGTTGGCAATGCTTGATTTCTCAAGTAATATGTCGCAGTACTATTCGGTGTGAAAACACAACGATTTAATCTAAACATCAAGTCTTCATTAATAAACGGAGTCCATTCTGCGGTATTCTGTGATTTATACAAAGTGCCCATGTATGGTTGTTTATCCACATACTCATTGTTGGTAGTTGTTCCACCCTTTTCAGCTTCCCAAACAATATAATCTTGAGTATCAGCTAAAACAATTAACGCATATTGACCAGGTTTTAAATATACTGGGAAACTAAATTCAAAATTCGTAGATGTGCTTGAATCAGTAACACTTGGCGTTTCCGATATATTAATTTGTGATGGATATTTTGTTACCACGGATTCTGGATACCAGTAATCTGAAGATGGAAATCCATTTACAGTTGGGCGAACTTGTAGTGTCACTGGCAAATTGCCATCATCTTTTGCTTTAAAGAATAAATCAACACTACTTAAAAACAAACCTTGTGGATACACAGTTGGGTCAACAAAGAATGTTTGAGCAAGAGGATCGGTTCCTCCTACAACAAATGTTGATAATAATTCTTGCCCGGCGGCCACTGAACCAATTAGTCTATCGGAAGTTTGTATGCCAACAATTCTTCTATCAACATCAACATTTAATACCGTATCAACAAGAGTTGTTTTGTTTACAGTTAAACCAGTTGCATTGTATGTTTTGTCGGAGAATGAAATTGAATCTGCATCATATGTATTATTAAAAGATTCAGTAACACGGAAGTTTCTTTCGCCTGAACGGAATGTTGCTTTTGGCATATAGAATGCACCACCAGCTTGTCCAAGTTTGTTAGACATATTTGTGCCAAAACTATAAACATATGTTCCACCAACATACGCAGTTGCTCCACTTACTGTAGCAACCTTTGTGCTGGTATCATATGCTGTTACAGTGAATTGTGCTCCAACTCCTTCAAATGATGAAGTTGAGCGAATAAGAGTAATTGTATTTCCAGCTATGTTGTAAGCTGGCGCATCAGAAGCAAGAGTAATTGTTGTAGCACCAATTCCTCTTGTTACACCGGAACGATGGTCAGTCACGGAACTTACTGTATAGTATTTACCGCTATCCAAACCATAAACATATTTACTAGAAAGTGGCTTACCAGTTTCATTAATAATAGAGACATTGGCTGAACCGGGCTCACTCACAACAACAAATCCAGCATCAAAAGAATTTCCACCAGATAACAGACTTACTAAGTTTGCGGTCAAGTCTGCAATAGTATTTGCTGTAAGAATTGATTCACCCGAAATCAAAGTTGTATTAGCATTTAATGTAACTTTGTTTGGCACTACAATGTATTTGTTAACATCGGTATTATCAAAGAAAGAATACATTACTGTTGAAGGTCTCATTCCATCAGAAGCAAAAAGAATTTGCTTTGACTTCATGTATGGTTGAATAGCTAAGTCTGTAACAAAAGTTCCTACATCCACTTGTGAGGTTGAAGTCGTAATTTGTTTTTGATTTAATTCTGCGCCCTTGGTCAAATAAGTGTTATCATTAACGGCCGCATAAACACCAAAAGTTCTTCCTCCCAAACCAACCGTGGTTTGTTTAGTATAATCTGTTTCTTTGAGTGTTTTATACCACTTACTATCGGCGATTTGTGCAAAAGGACTATTTCTATCATCAGCCCATTGTTTATTGTTGTCTGCGACATACTTAAATGCATCATTGATAAAATTGAAAGCATTATCAATACCCTGAGTTGAGTTTAAAGTAACTCTTGCTGTAGAACCAGTATCAACATCTCCAGTAAATTCTGGGAATAATTTTGTTTTGCCTTTGAAGTTAGCAAAAGTTGCATCAGCAATCGCTAATGATTTTGTTGCATAAGGTTGTTTTGCAAATTCAGTCGTGCTATAAGAAAGCATTAACGCTTTTTTGGTACCAGCGCCAACAACTTTTGTTGCTCCGGTGCTCAATGATGTATTAGCCTCCAATGCAACAGTTCTCATTAGAGAAGCTGGATATAATCTTCCTGCATCAATCAAGTTTCTATTATCATAATCCACATCCGAGAATGTGGCTTGTGAATCTTTTGATGTAAAGTTATCAACAAGAATACCATATTTTGAACGCTCTAGACCATTGTTATCCAGAATTTTTGTTGAGGCTGCATCTTTTTCCAATGTTGTTAATGCAACATAATATTCAAGTCCGCGAATTCTATCCTCAAACGCTTGAATGTCGCTCATAGTATATCTACGATGATTCTTAAAATCTGCGCGGATATCTTTTACGCTTTCTGTGTATGCTGGAATATACAGAGTATAAATCAACATATCTTTTGTATCTACTGGAGGCGGTACTGGAACAACCGCAGATTGTCCCTTTAGTACTCCAATTTCTCTAGAAGATTTAACTACAACTTGGTCAATTCTTGGCAAGAAATAATCATAATCCATTGTGATATTTTCCAATGGCTCAGGATTCAATGCTCCAGACAACGATGTTCCACCCACAGCTTTGGATGGTCTAAAGTCAAATGCGCCTCTTAAAGAAATAAGTTTTTTATCTTCTTTATTATCAAACTTGGAAATATCTGAATAAGAAATATTTGAACCTTTTGAGTATGAATCAACATCAAATAATCCTGCAAATACGGACAAGTTTTTAAAGTATCTATATTGCACAAATACTTTTCCTACAGGCGCAGAATATCCACGTTTCAATTTAATTGTTGCATGGTCATAATGAGTTTTGCGTTGACCATTATCAAACTCATAGTATGATGTAATATCATTAGATGAACTTGTCAACATAGCAGAGGTAACATTTGATCCTGTGTTTCTAGAATCATAGATGCCAATGATTTCATACACATCAGGAACTTGCAAGCTAACTACTTTTCCTGGTGTTCTTAAATCTGTTAACACAGCGCCGTTATCAAAGTTGGTTGCGCCGATACTTTTGAATACCGCACCACCTGAAAAATATGTTACTTCACCGGATGTATTTGCTGAATATAGAACAGTTGTTCCTTCAGTTCCAGCAGTATTCATTTCATAAGGAATCAATGAATGTAAATCTGTTCCGCCTGTAATTGGTACTAATTGTTTACGCTTTGTGACACCAGTTGAGCCATCTTCTGCATTATTGATTTTTGTAGTTACAAGCAAATCAACTCTAATAGCATCACTTACAGTTTTCAAATCAACTTCAAATGATGATGTTGAAACTGAGGTAATTGTGAAGTTATTATTTGATAAGCTAATTGCTGTATTAGGAGCGATGCCATATTGAGCATTACTTGCACTATCTGAACGGACAAAACAAATTATATTATTCAGAATCAATGAATCCGAAATTGTTCCTGATCCAGTTGAGAATGAAAAAGTGTCTGAGCCTGAAGCGGTTACAGTAAATTTACCACCAGATGTTATCCCCGTATATTTCTTTCTTACTTGAAAATCCATATTGCTAATTGTATTAGCTTTAATCGCCTCATATGGAGTTTCAAAAACAAGACTTGTTCTCACGGGTTCACTAATAGAAACAAATCCTGTAGTTGGATCTTTTGAGTCTGTATCAACGTTGCCCGCAAATTGAATGTATGTTCCATCACTTATAGCTAATGATTCTGCATTTTTAATGTCGGATTGAATCGTAAAAGTATTTGATCCTGGAATAAAAGTTAATGATGATGCTAAATTAAGAGTTACAGTATTTGAACTTGTAATTAGAATTGGTGATAATGAAGCGCCAGAACCATTGGTAATTTGAAAATACATGTTTGCATATGCATTTACTGGCAAACCAGCATTGAATGCGGTAGGAATTGCAATTGTGGTAGCAGATGATCCAGCTGCGGCTAATGTTCCTGTAATTGGAACAGTATTAGCACCAAATGTGTTTACAGTAAATGTGTGAGTATTACCAATGTCCGAATTGTATGCATCATTGTAGCGAATCATGTTTGCATAAATTGTACCAATTTTGGTAGAATTATATGTCGCAGTTGTTGATAAACTTATGTTTGTAAATGGAACCGAATGGATATCCAAAGATGGGAATGAAGTAATATCAAGTGTGCCGCGAACATTCGCTAGAACCAAACTACTTTCATAATTTGTTGGTAAATCAAAACTTGAAACATTTGAAACATCTCTCGCTCTATCAACTTCAATAATTGTTGGAGCAATAGTTTCAAACTCATAACCACTTACATATGCTTTACCTGGATCCAAAACAACGTTAAATTTGCCATTAGCACTATCGCCTTCTTCAAGAGAAACGACAAATGGATCCACCGTATAGTTTCCAGATTCATCATGTGTGCGGCGAGCTAAAGTTTTTTCAATTTCACTATAGATTGGATAGTCAATTTCTTTTGTTTTTACGCCATTAACAAGACGAACAATTTCAAAGAATGTTGAAATATCAGCAGAATCTAATGTTCTCTTTGCTAGAGAAGTTTGAATTGCAAAACGTTCAGCTCCTGGTGCTTGATAGTTAAATGCGCCCTGTGCTGGATCCAACAATGATGTATCATCAACTTCATCAACAATGGTTTCGGTAAATTCAATACCGATTTTGTATGATGGGTTTAAATTAATTGTTGATGTGTTATATCCTACACGATAAAAAATTTCAAGAATAAGATATTGTGGAACTACTTTTACAAATTGTCCTTTAAAGTAATATATACCTTCTTGTAATTTGGCAATGTAAGAACCACCAACAGCCAATGTGGATCTTAATTGAGCATAAATTTCTTGACCGTAAACACGAATTTCGTCCGATTCTGAAAATCTTTCGCCACTTAAATACTTTAAAATAAGAATAGGATTTGCAGTTGATGTGTCAATTGCAATAACTTTTGCTCTAATTATTTTTGATGAATTATATGAAACGACAGTCTTGTTTAGGAATTGTGTAGCATCAACGTCCAAGTTATTATACTGAGCAGCCAAAACAACATAATTTGCTTTAGTGTCTAATGAAACTTTACCACCAACAATCGGACTACCGCTCTTAAAAATGTGATTACCAAATTTTTCAATTTGGTTAGCTAATATAGTTTGTAGCTGTGTTAATTCACGGGCTTGAACCGAATATCCAGGACGAAACAAAACACGCATGAAGTTTTTATCTTCATCAAAATCATCATAATATGG